GTCCCATTGTGGGACTCCTCATCGAGCTGCTCATGCTCGTTGGCATATTGCCTCTCCAAGATAGGTGAAGGACCCTCAGTCAAAGCTATGGTAGGTACACCTCGAACGCGTACACGCTTCCACTCTATTGGTGGTTCACGTACGTACGCCTGGGGTCCGACCAATTGGTCCACTCAATGGACCGAGTATTGTTCGGACGTCCATGGTAACCCTTACGGCGAAAACCCTTTTCTGGTGACTAATGTCTCCGGAGAGGGATCTGCCGTTTCGGGTACGTTCAATGGCGTGAGGCCCGGATATTCACCGGGTCAGTTTGGCTATCTGAAGTTCGACAATTGGGTTCCCGAAGCTTTGCAAGGGAATCCGTCGTGGCTTCCATGGCCATCATGGGCAGGAGAAGATTACTTCGCAACATTACTTGCCGAAGTAACGAATCCTTCTCGTCCCCATGTCTCGCTTCCCGTCTCGATTGCCGAGATGAGAGACATACCACAGCTGATGAGAACGTATGGTGACGCCCTTATCAAACCGCCAAAAGTGGGGATAGCTAAGAAGCTAGCCGAACACAATTTGGCGTTTCAATTCGGGCTGAAACCACTCGTTCGTGACCTGGCTAAAGTCTTTGACCTTCACGACAAAGTCGAGAGACGTGTCGCGGAGATTAAAGCATTAGAGTCAGGTGACGGGTTCAAACGGAACGCGACGTTATCAGACTTCAAGGACACCACTACGACCGTCGGATTAAACTTTGACGGTTCAATAGGTATGTCCACAAAAGGCACACAGACTATTGAGTCTGCGCGCAAAGTCTGGGGCTCCATAAGATGGAAGCCATCCTACTACGGCAAGCTTCCGCATGGAAATGCGGAACAAGTAAAGCTTGCCAGGCGTCTCGTTCTAGGCCTCCACTACAGTCAGATCACACAAAACGTGTGGAACTCACTGCCGTGGACGTGGCTAATCGATTGGTTCTATGACGTTGGCTCCTTCTTAGGAGCAAACAACAACATCATAGGCCATCTGCCACTTCGCGTCTGCATCATGAATTTCGGATACAGGCGCGTGACCTGGACCAATCTCTACCTGGCTGGTTCGCCAGGTGTCCCCATCCCTGATTGGGTGGGTGCGGTTGGACCGTTTGAGCGTACCGGGAAGTACTGGAAACAACGATTTGTTCCCTTCGTCCCGAGTACACCTATCGCTAGAATCCCGTTCCTAGGGAGCGGGACACTGTCGATCCTTGCGTCACTCGCGATTCTTCGTTCGCGACGTGGTTATAGGAATTGACCACGTCATGTTCGGGAATTACCCCGACCATGTGTAACACAAGAAAGGAAGCACCATGCTTGGTGACACTTTTACAGTGACACTCGGAGGTTCCGGTGGAACCGCACGAGTGTGCAACAAAATCAACCAGGACAATTATACGGCGGAGTACTTGAACCGCGGCGCCACCGATGAGGTGCGCGTCAAGGTCAGGCATTCCACCGAAAATCCGGGGTCGGACGGCCGTAAGCTGGATCGCCACAATGTGGAGATCACGCAGACGGTCTATGCCGTTCCGGATACAAGTCCTGAGTATCGGCGTGTGGTGTCGTATACCGTTCGGAATTATCCGGACGATACTGCGGCAGACGTCGTTGACGTGGGTGAGGCAATGTCGTACGTTATGGACGACACTCTCCTCACCAGCATCAACGGCTGGGAGTCTTGAAAGTCTGAAGATTCCCTTTACGACAGGCTTCGTTTTTACCTGATCGTAAATCTCCTGGGTAGTTACCCAGGACCCATGCCGTTCGATTAAGTTGCCCACCTAGCTGCGTAGATCATGTCCACCTGAAGGAGGTGATCATGGCTAACAGCTATGTAGAGTGCTTGATACACGTGAGTCAGGCGATCCTTGCGGATTACCTGATTGCGTGTCCTAGCGACCGTGGAGAGGTTGAGCACGATATAGCTCGACTCCTCTTACTCTCTCGAAACCGGGGCCTCAAGCTGTTTACGCTTGACTTTCCGGCTGCTCTTAAGCATCTTGATTCTTGCTTAAGTAGCGGTACGTACACTTCCTCTCAGATCCATTGTTTTGGGTCTGGCGGGAAGGGGACAATCCCTCGACTATTCAAGGGGATGTTCCTACGCGTATTCGAGAGTAACGGTGTGCTTAGGTCCGATGTGGATACTTTCGCTGTATCTACTCTTCGACAACTACTCGCTGTCGGAAAGAAGGTCCGGCAAGAGTGTGAAGAAAGGAGGACATTCGATGTCATCTCTGACTTCTACCACATTGAAGATAATCTCCGGCGTCCCAGCCTTGATTGGTTGGGGAGTTCGCCTTTTGAGACGGAGCAGTTACGCCAGATTTTTATTGGCGATGATGATCGGGGCCTTAACGGTCTTGATCCTCTCATCTTGCGTCGTCTCAGTTTCCGGCAGGTTAAGTTCTTGCCTCCCGGAGGAGATCGTCAATTCTTCCACCAAGTGTGTCAGTCTGTAGCTGATATCGTCGCTACGGAGCTTGGCACATTTAACCCCAGTGAAAGGAGACCTAAGCATGGTCCAGGAGCAGTGTCTGACCTCAGATCAGGGGAATACAAATACGATTTCCCTGCCTGGCAAGACAGACTCGAGGATATCTTCCCGCAGGCTGACTTCGCACATGCGAACTTCAGTCTTTGGGTCGATGCTATACAGACGTGCGCCGACGACCGACCGACAAGAGTATTATCGGTTGGTTCATACAGCCCTAACCATATTCGCAAATGGCGAGCATGGAGCGGAAGGTATGAGAGCCGGCTGGCTCGTTTTCAAGGACAACAAGTCAATCCTACCGGTTTGGCTTGCGTGTCCAAAGAAAGCTTGCTACGTAACGTGGTGGCATTTGGCAGTTCTTGGCCTAATGCCGCACGATCTCGACTACACTGGACTCCTGCATGGCGCCCGGGTTTATCAAAAACCCGAGTACCAAAGGGAGCTGGTGTAAGCGAGCTGATAGCAGTCCCGAAAACGCAGAAGGGACCTCGCCTAATTGCGAAGGAACCAACTGCGAATCAGTGGTGCCAACAGATAATTTGGGACCACGTAAGGGACCGTGTCCGAAACTCTTGGCTTGGTGAGTTCATCAAGTTCGATGATCAAACCTTCAACCAAGAAGGGGCACGCCTCGCTTCGGTGACTGGGAATGAATGGACTGTGGACTTGTCCTCAGCCTCAGACAGACTCAGTTGCCGACTCGTAGAGCGGGTGTTCAGGAGAAATCCTGGATTCCTGAATGCTCTGCGAGCGTCACGGACTGGGTACCTGCGTCAAAAGATTGACAAAAGGAACCCAACCATTGTGGAGTTAAGGAAATTTTCCACGATGGGGTCCGCCTGCACCTTTCCCGTACAGTCGTTGGTGTTCCTGACGCTTAGCTTAAGTGCGTGCTTGTTTGTGCACAAACTGCGGCCAAGTGAAAGAAACATCCGTCGATTTATGGGACGGATCCGCATCTACGGGGACGATATCATTGTCCCCGCGGAAGCAGGACACGAGCTCGAGTACTTATTAGGTTACCTCCAACTGGAGGTAAACCAGGCGAAGACTCACAGAACAGGTAAGTTTCGTGAGTCTTGTGGCCTGGAGGCGTACGACGGGATAGATGTTACACCCGCGTATGTCCTAAGGGTACTTGAGTCGCAACGACCTGAGTCGGAACCGGAGACAACTGTGTCCATCGTCGAGTCATCCAACAATTTCTTTCGAAAGGGTTGGTGGCAAGCCGCGGACTATCTCCGGACGACAGTGGCTGGCGCGAAAATTGAGCCAGTTCCTATCGATTCAGGATTATTCGGCTTCGTGTCCTTCTCTGGAGGCATTCCATCTAGAACTAGGTGGAATAAGTTCCTACAGAGAGAGGAATTTCGCACGATGGTTCCTTACGCCAAAGTGCGACGTAAGAAGCCGAACACAGGATCTGGACTTCTTCAGTACTTCACTGAAGAACCCTCGCCCGACTTACCCTGGGCGAGTGGTGCAGTCCAGAGGCCGCGACTAAAATTGAGACGCGGCTGGG